TGACAGGGTACGCACGCCCACGCACTTGAGAGTCTGGATCAACAAGAAGTATCCGGAAATCCTTGCGACGTGCTTTGATGGCACCGCGTTCGGCACTCAGGAAGCAAGTGACGGTGACGAAGGCCCCAGCGTGCAGACGCACCACAGCGCACCGCTTGAGGATCTGGACGATGATATTCCGTTCTAATCGATTTTTGGATGCCGATAAAAATCTTTTTTACGGGCAAGCCTGAAAAAGGGCTTGCATCTTTGTCCAGTTCGTCTATAGTACGATTCATGGATGCAGCGGTGCATCAAACAACGGTCGAAAGACCATCAACCTCTAGGAGCTTAAAATGATCAACTTCAACGAAATGGGCAAAGTGGAACTCCGTCAGGCTTGCAAGGAAGCTGGCATCAAGAACTACGGCAAGATAAACAATGACGGCATGCGTGCCGCGCTGGAAGCGCACTACGCTGACGCCAAGGGTGCGGAAGAAGCTGCGCCGGAAGCTGTGGTCACCAAGGAAGCGCAGGAAGAAGCGCCTGTCAGCGCCCCGAGCGGTCTGGCAACGATGGTTCAGCAGATGATGGGTGCCAATGAGAAGAAAGAAGAGGAGCGCAGCGCTCCCGCCGCTGCCAAGCGCACCAGCAGCGGCCTGAAGATTGAAAAGGCCCGCGAAGAACGCAACGGCATCAAGAAACCCTCCGTGGGCGGTCAGTGCCGTGCTGTGTGGGATGCGCTGGACGACATGGTGGCAGCAGGCACCCAGCCCACCGCCAAGCAAGTGAAGGCGCTGGCTGAAGAGCGCGGCTGGAACCCGAACAATGCGTCCATCGAGTTCTACCAGTGGCGCAAGTTCAACGGCATTCGCGGTCGTCAGTAACCTCACAAGCGAGGGGCGAAAGCCCCTCAGGAGATCTGCCATGGTCCGGTTTCTGTTAGTGCTTGCAGCCGTCCTCCTTGTGCTCTATCTGATCTTCTCCGAGGTGTTCGCTACCGCTGAGCGCTTCAAGCACAAGGCAGAATGCCGACAGCCGCTTGCGGCATACATGCACGGAGGGGCACCCTTCAGATGCGAGGTGAAAGATGTACGTTAGTCTTGACATGCAGAACATGAGGATCGTTCATAAGCATTCGTCCGTGAATGCTGTGTGCGGCCTGGTGCATATTGAACTCCCCGACGTCGCAGTGCATGTCTGTCCGATTGACATGACAGTCAAGCACAAGACCGACATGGAGATCAAGATGCTTTTCCGATCGTGCTTTCCGGGGCAAGCTGACCACATGCCTGTCGCGGAAATGAAGTCCAAGATCCTCCAGTTTGCGGAGGAGTTCCCTGTCACAGATCTGGACGAGATTGAGGTCAAGCGTCAGGCAGACAGTATTCGGGATGGCGACAAGAAGGCCTACAAGTATGTGAAGGGTTCGTTCCGCGCTTCCCGCCCTGCGGAGTTGTTTGCCGACGCTACGGGCGACGCTGTGCGTGCCGGTGCTACCGTACCGGCCAGCAGTGCTGCGCGGCCTGCGCGGCCCGCTGCTGCCCCGCGCGCTGCAACTGGTGCCCCAAGGGCCAGCGGTGTGCGCGAGAAGATCTGGGCAGTGGCTGACCGCATGTGGGAGGAAGCTGGAAAGCCGATCGAAAAGAGCACAGTCCTCGCCTTGCGCAAGGATATCATGAACGCGCTGGAGCAGGATGGGGTGAAGCGCACTAGCAGCTCCAATGAGCTTGGCAACTGGCAGAAAGCGAGGATCGCGTAAGATATCCGATTTGCCCGCTTGCACTCATGCTCCCGGAGTGTTACATTGCAATCCCGTCCATCAACGGACTTTATTCACTTTCACTGGAGAAAGACCATGACCGAGAAGACCGCCGAACAGATCGCTGCCGAGAAGGCCGAAGCCAAGGCCAGGCGTGAAGCCGAAGCTGCCGAGAAGAAGGCTGCCAAGGAAGCGCAGAAGGCCCAGGAAAAGGCCGACCGCGAAGCGAAGAAGGCTGCCGAGAAGGCTGCGAAGGAACAGGCCAAGGCAGACGCCAAGGCTGCTCGCGAAGCCAACCGCATGCCGGAGCAGAACGGTATCCGCCGCCCGAAGCCCGACACCCTCTGCGGCAAGGCCTGGGGCATCTTCGACAGCGTGTCGCAGAAGAACGGCGCTCCCGCGTCCATCGGCGAGTCCATGGAACTGGCCAAGGCCGACGGTCTGAACGAAGCCAACGTCCGTGCCGAATACGCCCGCTGGCGCAAGTTCCACGGCATCACCGGCCGTATTGAGTCCCCGAAGGCCGAAACGACCTCCGCTGGCGCCGAGCAGGCCTAACCTGCTACAATAAAGCGCCCTGGGCATCCGCCCAGCGGGAAACCTGCAAAGGGGCAGAGATGCCCCTTTGCTATCTACCCCGGAGGTTCCATGAACTTACAACCAATCGAGAAGCGCACCAGAAGCGCTGACGGCCTGCTGTCCTTACACAGCATCTTTCACACCATCCAGGGCGAAGGCCCTTTCTGCGGAACCCCTTCCGTATTCGTTCGACTCGCAGGGTGCAATCTGCAATGCCCCGCATGCGACACCGACTACACCCAAGGCCGGCGCGCTGCAAGCGCCCAAGAGATCCTCGTCAAGGTGCAGGAATACCAGTCGAGCGGCCTTGTGGTCATTACCGGCGGCGAACCATTTCGCCAGGACATCACACGACTCCTCAACGTACTGACCGACGCGGGCTTCTACGTCCAGATCGAGACTAACGGTACGCTCGAACCTGTCGAGTACCCTTACAGCACCATGCCGGACATCCGAACCGGCGTCTATGTGGTGTGCAGCCCGAAAGCCGGTAAGGTTCATCCCCGCATCAATGACGTCGCATGCTGCTTCAAGTATGTGATCGCGCACGACAGCATCCACGACGATGGCCTTCCGTTGCGTGCGTTGGAACACCGCGCGAGTCCGTATGTGGCCCGACCGCCCAAGAATTGGGCACGCCCGATCTACCTGCAACCGATGGACTCCAAGGATGAAGAGCTCAACCGCCTTAACCTGCAAGCGGCCATCGGCTCCTGCATGAAGTTCGGTTACATCCTTCAACTACAGATCCACAAGATCATCGAAATGGAGTGAGCTATGTGCGCAATCATTGGCGCCTTGGTGTGGGGCTTGACCACACCTGCAGCACGGTCTCAGGCTAATAGCCTGCTGAACCATATTATCCAACACAGTCACGAGCGAGGTCGGGACGGCCGGGGTTTCCTTACGAACTACGGTGACGACATCGTTATCGACAAAAGTACCGAGCGCAAGGAAGGCAAGGATTGGCACCCTGTTGAGTTCTTCAAAGGCGACGTCGAGTCCGCTACGTTCATCAGCAACCTTCGCGCTGAACCGACAACAGAATACGTCGCTGACAAGTCCCAGGACGATCAGCAGCCTTACAGCGCGGGGCACTGGTCTATCGTGCATAACGGCACCATCGCAAACGACAAGACCCTTCGCACGGGTAAGGTGCCCACCCGCATCGACAGCGCGGCGATCGCGGAAGTCCTGGACGCCAACCGTTGTGACGGTTCCAATGCGTACCGCACCGCGCTCCACTTCATCGAAGGCGTGAAGAGGCTCAAGGGCAGCTATGCGATCCTCGCGACCCATAGCGAGCAGAAGAATCATCTGCTGGTGGCAGCGAACTACCGCCCGATCTGGTTCGTCGTAACGGAAGTCGGCGTCTTCTTTGCAAGCGCCCGGCACTACTTCCCGGACAACATGACCCCGCGCATGGTGGATCCGTATTCGGTAATGAGCTTCTACTTCAGCGATCACCTTGAGATCCGAGGCGAATCCCTGTACGACGTAGGCGCTCGTTCCAAGGCGCTCGTCGTGTGCAGCGGAGGCCTGGACAGTGTGGTCGCTGCCACCTATGTCAAGAAGGTGATCGGGGTCGAGACCGAGCTCATTCACTTCTGCTACGGTAGCCGAGCGGAAGGCCCCGAGGTGATCGCTGTGCAAGCTGCCGCGGACGCGCTGGGCGTACCCTGCACCGTGTTCCCTCTGCCCGTCTATAAGCCCAGCGACTCCCCGCTGCTGCAAGCGGACAGCAAGATTGCAGGAGGTGAGGAAGGTGCCGAGTTCGCTCACGAATGGGTGCCTGCGCGGAACCTGCTGCTGCTCAGCGTGGCTACCGCTTACGCTGAAGCCAACGGGTTCGACACTATCGTCCTCGGGAACAACCTGGAGGAGGCTGGTGCCTACCCTGACAACGAACCGGAGTTCATTGCCAAGTTCAATGACCTGTTGCCCTTCGCTGTAGGCGATGGAAAGCGCATGCGCGTCATGATGCCTGTTGGCAACCTGATGAAGCATGAGATCGTGGCGCTGGGGCACCGCATTGGCGCACCGCTCGACAAGACCTGGAGCTGCTACCGTGCGGGCGAGCAGCATTGCGGGACGTGCGGTCCGTGCTACATGCGACGCACCGCGTTTGACATCAACGGCCTCGAAGAGGTCATTTCTTACAGTAACGAGAAGGAGTAACCACATGCCTTGGCAAGCCAAACGATATCACGACATCAGCTGCGGACACCGCGTCTTCCAGCACGAGTCGAAGTGCGCGCACCTGCACGGCCACAACTATCGAGTCCATTTCACCTGCGAAGCGGAATCGCTGGACAACATCGGCCGCGTGATCGACTTCAGCGACATGAAGTCCCGCCTGTGCATGTGGCTGGAAGATAATTGGGATCACAAGACGCTCATCTGGGGGAACGATCCGTGGGCCAAGGTGCTGCCCGAGATCGACCCGACGATCGTGATCGTCCCGTTCAATCCGACCGCCGAGAACATCGCTCAGCACCTCGTTGAAGTGATCGGCCCGCAGCAGCTCGCAGGCACCGGCATCAAACTCGTACATTGTGACGTCGAAGAGACGCGCAAGTGCTCCGCCTCCTTCCACGCTCACTAAGGACACATCATGCAACTGACTTTGAATCACAACGACGTGCAAGCGCTCGCGCAGCGGGCGGCACAGGCCATTTTGGCCTTCGGCGCTACCCTTGGCCGCACCCTGCTGGCTTACCCCGTACCGCGCGGCGGTGTGCCCGTTGCGTACCTGCTGCAAGGGCTCGCGGGGTTCAGCATTACCGACGACCCCGAAAAGGCGGACATCTTCATCGACGACCTGATCGACAGCGGCAGCACGATGGAGCACTGGTGCGACCAGTTCCCAGGCAAGCCGTTCTTCGTACTCATCGACAAGAAGACCGACGAAGCGTTCAAGGGTCGCTGGATCGTGTTCCCGTGGGAAGGTGACGCAGAATCTGGTATCGAAGACAACATCCGCCGTCTGCTCCAGTACGTCGGTGACGATCCTGCTCGTGAAGGTCTGCTCGAGACTCCGCATCGCGTCGCGAAAGCCTGGCGTCACTGGTGCGGCGGTTACGGCAAGGATCCGAAGGCCATCCTGAAGGTGTTCGAAGACGGTGCGGAGAAGCATGACCAGATGGTGACGGTGCGCGACATCCCCATCTACTCACATTGCGAGCATCACCTCGCGCCGATCTTCGGCACGGTCACGATCAGCTACATTCCGAACGGTCGTATCGTGGGCCTGAGCAAGCTGTCCCGCCTGGCGGACATGTATGCTCGCCGCCTGCAAGTGCAGGAACGGCTCACAGACCAGATCGCGGACGCACTGTTCGAGCACCTGGAAGCCAAGGGCGTCGGTGTGGTCATTAAGGCGCGACACATGTGCATGGAATCCCGTGGCATCTGCCAGCAGGGACACCACACGGTGACGACTGCTCTTCGTGGTGCCATGAAGGATGAGCCCGACACCCGTGCCGAGTTTCTTCGGCTTGCCCAGTAACAGCTAGTTCGCTATAATGTAGGGACGTCTTCGGATGTCCCTACATTTTGGAGGATTGATGGCAGCAGAGCTCTACTTCACAGGCAAACCGTGCAAGCGCGGACATATTGCTCATCGGTTCAAATCGACTGGAACTTGTGTCGAATGTAATCGTGAAAACGTGAAGCGGATCAACTCCCAGCCTGAGCAGATCGCGAAGCGTAAAGCTCGTGAAAAGCCCTCTCCGAACGCGACAGAAAACTGGCGTCGCTGGTATGCACGGAACCCGAAAGCAGCCCTCGCGCATGTGCGCAGACAGCAAGCCCTTCGCTTGAGGCGTGTGCCCACATGGAGCGAGAAAGAACTCATTCAACAGTTCTACGAAAATTGTCCGGAAGGTCACGAAGTCGATCATGTGATCCCCGCTTCAAGGTAAGACGGTGAGCGGCCTGCATGTGTTGTCGAATTTGCAGTACCTTCCAATGATGGAGAACAGAACTAAGGGCAACAAGGTGACGACATGAACATCTTTATGGCGGCAGTCTATACAAACGGATACATGGAAGGTCAGGCGCGCCATGCCAAGCTGACAGAGCACGAGCAGAACATCTGCAAGAATCTTCCTCACATTCTCGAGTCGTACCACTACGTCGGAAAGCAGCGTTATGTCGATGATATGCGGCGTGACGGTGCTCAAGTGTTCCTGGACTCGGGAGCGTTCTCTGCCTACACGCTGGGCGTCGAGATTAGCGTCGCGGAGTATTGCGACTATATCAACCGCAACAGAGACATCATTCGCGTTGAAGATGGTGTCGTGATGGCGTCTGTGCTGGACGGCATCGGCGACCCTTTGCAGACGTGGCGCAATCAGCTCGAGATGGAGCAGCGCGGCGCCAAGCCCCTTCCCTGCTTCCACGCTGGGGAAGACGAGCGATATCTGGAATGGTACGTCGCGAACTACGAATACATCACGCTCGGCGGCATGGTGGGCTCCAGCACTCAGCAGCTCTGTATCTGGCTGGACAGGATATGGGATCGCTACCTCACCGACGGTAGCGGCAATCCGAAGATCAAGGTGCATGGCTTCGGTATCACAGCCGTTCCGATCATGGAGCGCTATCCGTGGTATTCCTGTGACTCGTCCTCCTGGATTCAGTCCGCAGCATTCGGCAGCATTATCACCCCAGGCTACAGCCAGAGCACGATGGCACTTCCTATGAGCGTGTCGGAGAAGTCCCCCAGCAGGCACGACGCTGGACAGCACGTGACCACACTGACACCGATTGAACAGGACTACGTTCTGCAGATGCTCGAGAAACACGGTTTCACACTTGAGCGCCTTTCCACCGTGTATGAATCACGCGCCGCTTACAACCTGTGGGCGTTCGGTGTGATCAACACAATGATCAACGCTGCGCACTCGAACACGTTCCGGGCGCGTATTCAGGAGCTCTTCTAATGCTTAAAGAACTCAAGTTCGTGCAGGGTGCAGTCGCTAAGAAAGACCTCCTGCCCGCCATGACTCACTTTGCCATCGAGGGTGGGCATGTGCGCTCCTATAACGGCACGCTGGCGCTGTCCAGCCCCATCCCCTTTGACATTGACTGCAAGCCCAAGGCGGGCCCGCTGGTGCAGGCGATCGCGAACTGCAACGACACAGTGACGCTGAGCATGACCCCAGCGGGCAAGCTGCGCATTCAGAGCGGTAAGTTCCGGGCGTTCGTGGATTGTATCGACGGTGAAACTCCGCACGTCATGCCTGAAGGTGATCACGTAGATCTTGACGGGGAGCAGCTTCTGAAGGCGTGCAAGACGCTTGCACCGTTCGTCGGTAACGATGCGTCCCGCCCTTGGACGAACGGCATCTTGCTCCGAGGCCAGTCTGCGTTCGCCACGAATAACGTGTGCCTGGTGGAATACTGGATCGGTTCGCAGACACCCTTCACCGCCAACATCCCTATGGCGGCAATCAAGGAGATGATCCGTATCAACGAAGCGCCCACGCACGCACAGCGCACTGACAACAGCATCACATTCCATTACACCGACGGGCGCTGGATCCGGAGCCAGCTGTATAGCACTGACTGGCCCGACCTGTCGAAAGTGCTCGACAGGCAGAGCAACCCGAGTGACATGGACTCCCGCCTGTTCGAAGGGCTGGAAGTGATTAAACCGTTCGCCGACAAGCTGGGGCGCGCGTTCTTCCACGGTGAAGCGGTCAAGACCCATATCGACGAAGGCGAGGGGGCATCGTTCGACATGGTGGGCTTCCCGTTCGAGGGTGTGTATCAGATCGAGATGCTCAAACTGCTGAAGGATGTGGCACAGAAAATCGACTTCAGCACGTACCCGAACCCCTGCCTGTTCTACGGCGATAGGCTCAGGGGTGCAATCGTAGGCATGCGCCTGTAACATGTAACCCAGCGCCACGGCCCGCTTAATGGCCTTAGATGAGGATAGAAGATGCGAGCTGACGCTCTAGGACTGTTCTGGGAGGATCGACCTCCACCTCCCAAGGAGAAGGCCGAGAAGGCCAAACGCACACCGCCCGACCCTGTGTGGTTACGCCCAGACTACCTGCCCGGGATCGAAGAAGCGCTACGCTTTCCCATACTGGTGATGAACGACGCGGAGGTGTTGCACGCCGCAATGACCCGCGACAGGCTGCTGTTCGACATCGAGTGTTATGAGAACTATTTCATCGCCTCGTTTCGATCGCTCGCCACCGGCAAAGCGGTGTTTTTTGAGATGTACGATGGGCATCCGCTTGACGTCGGGAAACTGCGCTGGGTATTGGAGAACACCACGACCGTCGGGTTCAACTCCCTGTCGTACGACTTACCGATCACATTCCTTGCACTTGCGGGCAAGCCAAACGCATTGCTGAAGCACGCGACGAACCAGATCATTCTTGAAGGGTGGCGCGGTTCCGACGTGATGAAGCAGTACAAGGTGAAGGGCGTTAAGATTGACCACATTGACCTGATCGAGGTAGCTCCGCTCCGCGCCAGCCTGAAGATCTATGGCGGTCGCTTGCACGTTCCCCGCATGCAGGATCTGCCGTTCCACCCTGACACCGTGCTCAGCCCTGAACAGATTGCCTGCGTGCGCTGGTACAACATCAACAGCGACTTGACGAGCACCGCGTTCCTTCACGAGTGCTTGCGAGATCACCTAGATCTGCGCACTACGCTATCGAATGAGTCTGACATTGACCTTCGCAGTAAGTCGGACGCGCAAATTGCTGAAGCTGTGATCGCTGAGGAGATGACCCGTCGTATGGGGCGCAGGCCAGAGAAGCCCGTCATCGAGGTGGGCACAGCGTACCGCTACAGGGTGCCACACTTCATTCGTTACCAGTCGCAGCTGATGAACTGGGCCCTGAGTGTCGTTGCGAATGCGAACTTCCTTGTCGATGAGACTGGTTCCATCGGCATGCCTGAAGAGATTAAGGCGCTCCAGCTTGATATCAACGGCAGCGTGTATCGCATGGGCATCGGCGGTCTGCATAGCAGCGAAAGCACAGCAGCGCACCACAGCGACGAAAACTACATCCTGATCGACAAGGACGTGACGTCGTACTATCCGTTCATCATCTTGAACCTTGGTCTGTACCCGCATCACCTTGGCCCGACGTTCCTTCACGTGTATAAGAACATCGTTGATCGACGTATTGCAGCCAAGGAACGGGGTGACAAGGTAACGGCCGACTCACTCAAGATTACGATCAACGGGTCGTTCGGTAAGCTGGGCAGCAAGTATTCGATCCTCTACTCACCCGACCTGCTGATCCAAGTGACAGTGACCGGCCAGCTAAGCCTACTGATGCTGATCGAGCGCCTGGAGCTTGCTGGAATCCATGTGGTCAGCGCGAACACCGACGGCATCGTGATCAAGTGCCCGCGCAAGGGGCAGCACGTCATGGACCAGATCATTGCTCAGTGGGAACAGGACACAGGCTTCCAGACCGAGGGCACCATCTACAAGTCGCTCTATTCGCGTGACGTGAATAACTACATCGCAGTCAAGGAAGACGGCTCTACGAAGTGCAAGGGCGCCTATGCTAACCCGTGGGCCAGCAAGAAGAACATGGCGGAGCGCTTGCACAAGAACCCGACGAATACGATCTGCGTCGAAGCTGTGGAGGCGCTGCTGACGAAGAACGTACCGATCATGACCACAGTGCGCGGGTGCAAGGACATCACGAAGTTCGTGTCTGTGCGCAGCGTGAAGGGTGGCGCGGTCAAGGTATGGGATCGCATTCCGCCTCCCGCGCACAGTTCGCAGGAGGAACTTCTGAAGCTGGCGGGGTTCGTACCCTTCTCGAAAGATAGCTGGGTCAGGGAGGGTGACACCATCGGACGCGCTGCAATGAACACCGAACGCGCGTACAAGGCGGCCTGGGACGAGCTGTCCAAGCCAGGTCTGACCGAGTATCTAGGCAAGTCGATCCGCTGGTACTACGCTGTCGGGGTACAGGGTGAGATCGTCTATGCAACGAACGGGAACAAGGTGCCCCGCTCGGATGGTGCTAAGCCCATGATGGACTTGCCTGACGAGTTTCCTGCTGACGTCGATTTCGAGTGGTACGAACAGGAGTGCGAGAAGATTTTGCAGGTGATCGGGTATAGCTCTAAGGCTTGATAAATGGGCTTGTCGCATTTTTGCCGGCAAGCCCATCTTTGTGCTTGCATCTGCTCAAGAAGTGTCCTACAGTTGCATCACGTACTAGGAAAGGAGGCGGATATGAACTTGATTACCTTCACAGCTCTATGCGTCTTCGACGCCTGGATCTGGTTGCATAACCTTCACATCATTCTTGGAGCCTGAAATGGACGAGACCCTCGTCGAAGAGATCGTGCTGCGCTACCGCGCAATCGTGCCTATGACCACACTGGGCGATCACCTGCTGTTCATGAAAGTGCTTCACGCACACATGACGCACCCGCTTCAGCTGGATGCACTGCTGATCGCGACCGACGAAGACCTCGTTCATGACGTCGAAGGTATTGCGCACCACTTCGACACGAATGCGGGTGTTTATCGCGAGCTGTTTTGGCCGCGCTACGCTGCGCAGTGCGGTGGCCAATGCAACCATGCGGGCCACTAGCCGATCGCGGCCTGTACCCCCGAAAGCGCGGCCCACAGTTTAGTTCAACACGGAGAAAACAATGCAGAAAGCCAACACCCCGTTTCGCACGCTCGCTATCCTCGTCGTGATCGTGCTTCTGGTAGGAATCGTCGGAAAAATGGATTACGAAGACGAGCTCCTCGAACTTGACATGTACTGCCAGAACGTGCATACTGGCGTCTGGCCCGACTACGAGGGCAGCTATAAGGAGCAATGCCATGAAGGTCATCGCAAGACTGATCGTTAGCGCGACGCTCGCGCTTGCTGGTGCTGCGCACGCCTGCGACAGGCAATGCACAGCAGCCTGGTTCAACAGCGACCCGAAGACCCGCATCAGCGAGGCCGGGCCAATTCTGTCCGCCTATGGCCAGGAAGGGAATGCTGGCATGGAAGCGGTGTCGCGCTGCAAGATGGACGTCGCTGTGGTCATGCAGGGCAAGCCCGCCTATCAGCAGTTCATCAAGCAGTGCTATCGTCTGTATCCTGCGCGAGTACGGGATCAGATGTATCATGTCGATTATCGGTACGTTCCAACGGATCGAGTTGATGTGTATATTCATATCGACAATAAAAAGCCCCGCTGAGCGGGGCTTCGTTTAGATGGCGATCCCTACGGACCAGCCCGCCGCCTTGTAGGCGCTGAGCTTTTCTTCGTCCTCTATGTAGGCTACCCAGCCAATTCGCGGCGTGCCGAATACCCAGGCAGAACCCGACCAGATTGCCACCTTGCCCGCTTGCCCTGCCCATGCACCAGTAGGCGAGGCTGCGACGATATACGTGTCACCCGCTGCCGGACTGCCCGGAGGGGTCGCAAGATCGCGATCCTTGACCGACAGGTGATAAGCGAACCGACCGATGGACAGCAAGTTCGCGTCCATCCCCGTGTTCCAGTTGTTCTCTCCAAGCGACCAGCCGAAGCTCAGTCCGCTACGCGGTTCAGTTGATGCTGCCATTATGCGCCTCCGTAAGAGTAACCATATCCGGTTCCGTAACCGGAACGAGTGAATTCCCAATCGTGCATCTGAAGGCTTTGAATGCCGTCACGCACAGCCCACAGCTGAATCCTCAGCCTGCCATAGTTGGACCCCATCTCTGCAAGAGTGAAGGTGTCCGTGACCACACCAGTCAGTCCCGCATGCGTAGCGATCACCGAACCGCCTTGGGTCAGTAGGCGGCATGTGTAAGTCGTGTTCGCTTCAGGGCCAATGCTTGCTGCTTCCGTATCCACGAGAGTTGCGGTCTGCTGCAAGCGGTCCCGATGCACCCATGCCACAGTGATATCCTGATCCCCGCGCACGGTGTCGGGATAGGCTTGTGTGTTGATGCGTAGCCTTTGCGGAGGGTAAGGCTTGGACGATCGCGCCTGAATCGTGACGGTTTGCACGGGTGCGGAGCCTTCCGCCAGCGTACCCTTGGCCGTAGTGGGCAGCAGCTTAATTCGAGCCACTTCGCCCGTGGCGTATTCGACAGTATCCGTCTCGAAATACACGTCAGGGAAGAACACCCGCGCGCCGAGCGCATGCACCACAGGCACGGAATCCAGCACCCCGCGTCCCACAGTCATTGACGAGCTACTGATCGAGGTAACGACGACAAGCTCATTGTCGATAATTGCATAGGTGTTGAGCTTGACGATGTCCAGGTCAATGCCCCCGCTGATTGGAATCACTGTCTGGTTCGGAGTAATGGCAGCGCTGAGCACTGCTGTCGGGCAGAAATCGACTGTACCCGCCTCCTCGTAGGCAGTGTTCGTCGGGTTCGTGAGGAGCTGCGCGTTACCCGCGTCACTGGTAGGCCGCACACCTGTGGCCACCACGAAACCCGCTGTCGTCGGAATGCTACGCGCATCGGTTTCACCCATGCGCTGGCATAGTTCCCAGAACGGCGCCTCAATCACGCAATGGTACGGGCAAGCGGACGGCGCGTTGTTCGGATCCGTCCAGCCGCTCGGGGGCGGAGGCGCATAGATGGCGCTCGACAGTGCGAACACGTCCTCCACTGCACTGATCTTGACGACGTTGCTGTCCAGTGCGCCCAGCTCTACGTTCGCCACTCGCATGACAAGCTGGCTGATCCCGTAGCGAGGCCAGCTGAGCACAAAGACGTCACCGATGTTCAGCGATGCCGCTTTGCGGTTGGCGTAGATGGTGCCACTGGCAAGCGGGACTGACAGTGCCTTCAACGACCGTGCTGCCACCTTAGTGGCGATGGTGCCATTCGTGAAGCCCGGGAACTGCTTCGTCGTACTCACGACGGACTGCTGCTGCGCTGCAAGCGCGATGTCCTGCACCGTGACGGAGTTGTTCTTACCTGTGCTGGCGTCCCAATAGACAACAGTCACCGAGTTGATCAGCTCTCCTATGGTGTTACGCTTGAAGTCTGAAATCTTATCGACGGAGGACTCGTCCAGCACCAGCAACGAATTCACATCATACCCGCCGCGCGCCAGCTTCAGAACGAACTTTCCTGAGGTGCGATCAACGAACAAGGAGCCATCGATGTGCTTGAGCACCTCCTGAATGAATTCTTCCAACGTCACGGACTTGTCCCACAGAATGGACATGCCCATGCCCTCACTGAACATCTGATCAGCGGCAGCTTGGAATGCTGTGTCATCCACGTCTGCTTCAGGGTAGCCCATGCCCCAATCCGGGTCGGTGAGGCACTCGCGAATGATGTGCGCCGGATTCATGTCTTGCCCGATAGCAGCTTTCGCGCTGTACCATTGAGCAATTCCGTTCTGGCGCACCAGTATCCGCTGGCCCCAGAACGACGGGCGTTTCAGATATGGGTTCATGCCTAGATAGACTTGGCGGAACACAGCGCTGACCACACCTCGGAACCCAGGCACCAGCGCGCCCAGCTTGCTCACGAGGTAGCTGTTAGGCGTCTGCGCGTCACCGCCCATGTCGATATCCACCGCGCCGGACACACCTCCCTCGCGCTTCTGGCCGCCGAACAGGTTCTCCGCGGAGATCGTGATCTGACCGCCGTTCGCGTTGCCCGTCCATGCAGTCTTGTCATCAAAGTCGATTCGGATGATTTTATCGATCGGGCCATGACAGAAGACCATGTGCATCCCGAGATAATACTTATATCCGACTGTGACTGATTTGCTACTTCCGCCCACGAGCCACCTCCACTGCTGCAAGCGCCATTCCGTCGTTGTCTGTTGCTTCCAGCAGCTTGTCGGAATCGATGCCGTTGTTCAAGAAATCGGTATAGTCCAGGCCGTACCGTGCGAACAGCTCTCGAACTCCCCGCGCGCAATAGCGCAGCTCGCGGCAGTGTTCCATGCGAACGATGACAGGGGTCGTCACTTCTTGCCTCCCTTGCTCTTGATAGGCACAGTTCGAAGATCCCCGTACCAGACGACGTTCGGGCCGTCCATCTTTCTGGTGCCAAACAGCACTGGAATCTCCCGGCCTACTTCAGCAGTTGGCGCCTGAATCTCGTCCAACCCTGCGGGCGGACGGGTTTCGGGCTTGGGCATCATCGCATAGCTGACGACCAGCGCGACGATGAACACGATTGCATAGACCCATGCCATATCGGTCTCCTAAGCGATAGACGAACCGCCGTACGGATTCTTGGATGGAATCCAAGGGAACCCGCCGAAGTTGTTCAGGTTGTTGAATTTATTGTTGCAGGTCTCTTTCAGGTGATCGCAGCCGGGGTAGATTGCAACAGTCTGACCGCCCACAAGACTCGCCATGGGGCGCGCCATTGTAACGGTGTCCCCTGTGTGGGCGGTAAGGAAGCGCGAGCTGCCGTCTGGGGCGACGATCATGCCCCCTGTGTAGTACCCGTCGGGCTGCAATGCTGCGCCGGCTACAGTAACGACCAGCCCGCCCGCAATCGACAGCACAGCGCCTTCGTGCTTGTAGAGCTCGCGATTCACATTGCAGCCCTTCAGGTACAGCGTGCGACGGCACCCGTACTCGAAGCGCGCACGCAAGCCCGGGCGCTTGATCGAGGTGAAAACGGACTCACACTGAACCTCGATCTGGTTTCCGCTGGTCTTGGCGCCAACGACACGACCCTTCCAATACACGATGAATTCACTATCGGGATCACCGTAGTGGCCGCGATAGATAGTTACTGTGGTCACGTCTTCGGGTGCGAACGCGAGGTACTGCGAAGCAAACGCATCGTCACGCGGAAAAACCAGCTTGATGGAGTCCTTGAACGTGTCAGTCGTCTGTTTCACGCTGTCGCGCTTGACAGGTGACGGGGTAAAGGTCTGCCCAAGCCGAATGATCTCGTTAGCGCCACTCACATAGTTCCAGCGCTGGATCCCCTGAACGAACTCGTAGAGCTCGATCGGAGTCCCTGTCTCTAATGAGGTCTCATAGGCGCTGTATGTCATGACTCAGGGGTCTCCGCGATAGCGACTGTGGCAGCTACTTGGCCCACGTCTTTGTGGCTGAAAACGACCTGATCCGTGTCAAATCGTGCGTGCGACATAAAGCATACGAAATCAATGTCGGTCGTAGCAAATGTCGCGCCAATTTGAGCAGACAGGGTGAGCACCTCGTTCCCGTCACCGTTCGTGCTTCCTGACGTCACGCGAGCGAATACCTGTGTTCCGTTCTTTAATTGCACCATGATATCCTTGATGCCGTAATAGAGCGGATATCCAACAGGGGACACGGTGATGGCGCTCGCCGTGCTGGCAACGTCCTCCAGAATGATCAGATCGGTGTTCCACGACGGCAGCCAGAACGCGCGCTGCTTACCTCGGCGAGCGTGAATCCACTTACGAAGCGCCCAGATGCCTGCACGGGTGTTCTTGATGAACCCGATGGTCTGCATATGGCGCACCCAATTCGTGGCGGTATCCACTTGGATGGGGCCGGACCCGTTGTCGAAGATATCAATGGTTCGCGCAATGCGTTCGCTGAGGTCACTTACTACAGCAGAGCGGTCAGTGAGGACGGGCTTGCCCCGATACAGCGGATAGGCACCGTTGTCGCCCAGATCCTTGTTCTGCGTAACCTCGAACACACCGCTGGCGGTGATGTAGCGGTTGGACGAGCGCTTGTAATCGATGCCTGCGAAGGTGCGGGCGAACCGTAGCGGAGCCACGTAACACTTGGGCCAGTTCGTTTCCAGGGGCAGCTTAAGATTAACACCTGTCGGCGTCACTGTGGTGATCTCGAGCGCTGTGAGCTGTGTGTCGGATACCCACAGCAGGATCAGGTCATCGTCGCGATAGTCTGCGTTTGAAGTGTCGAACGCGATGAACGTGGCGCCTGCAGTGAGCCCGGTCAGTAGCGGAGTGACTTCCGCCCACACGGCAATGCCATAAACGCGGTGGGCCCATTGAGTGCTGATTGCCTTTGCCCTGCTAAATTGTGATTCGTCCAAGACGAATTTATGGGAGAAGGACTGCCGTGGTGCTTCTCTCAAGGCAAGCCGTTGTTCATTGTTGTAACTGTCAATGATGTCCGTTTTCCAGACCATCGTCTCGTCGTACCCTGTCTCCGGCACGAAAGGCCACAACACCACACGGCGCCCAGTGATCTCCAACGTCGGGGATTCGTCCGGGAAGTTGAACGTGTAGATTGCATCCACAATAGGAGGTCCGTTTGTACTCACGCTGAGCGTGTAAGTACGGGACTCCAGTGCTGCAAAGTACGTCGGGGGCGTTGCAGGCTGCACCAGCGTGATGCCGTCTGTGCCTGCCTGTGTCAGCGACGACAGCAGCTTAGGAGCAAAATACGCTGACCACACTTCCACCGTCCGCACCTGTGCCGACAACAGGTTGCCGAGCGCAATGATGCCCGGCTTGATATGGACGCGATAGTAATAGTCGTCAAGGAACGACGGCGCTTTGTAGCCCGCGAAGTTCTGCTCCACTTCACTGATCGGCAGATTCGACGTGATTACACCGTACCCGATATCCCCCTGTTCGTATTGCTGAACTGGAGGACTATTATCGACGGGGGCGAAGCCTGCTATCTGTGCGCTGAACTGCACAGAAGGCGGTGTCTTGGTAAGCGGGCCTACTAGCCCATACGTCGTAATGACGGCCATATGCTTACACCTTCAGGTAGGCAATGCCGCGTTGGCCGCTACGCCCGCCCTTGGCGTACCACGGAAACACCTTCCAGGTGTCGGACCCGAGGGTGAACTCATCACCGGGGAGGTAA